GTTTCCCAGTCACGATCGTCAATTAACAGTCCATTTGCGATAAGTTGCGTTCCGGCATAAGCCGTTCCACTAAACAAAAGTAGTGCAGATAACACTCCCCAGATAACGCCAAGTTTAGTTATCAACAGCCAAATGAGGGAAACAGTTCCTACGTAAATCAACAACTCTGCGGCAAGCGAATAGTCAGGAATGTACGGGCTGTCAGGTTGTAAAATGCTTTCAGCCAATGCGGCTTGTATGTAATGGGGTTCGAGCAAGCCTACAGGTGTGGCTAACTGAGGGAGTATACCTGCGGCATTGGTTCCAACAAAAACAAAACGTCCCTCTACGTCCATTTCTTGTAGCGTTGTTTCGTGCGGCGTAACCCAACTAATCCATTTGCGTCCTAAAGAATCTGTTTTTACTGGAGGTAAGCCTTTTATTCGTATTTCTTGTATGCCGTTATCGTTTGTTTTTATTACGTAAGTGTCAACGTCTAACAAAGTTTTGAGTACCTGTGTGCCGAACGATGCTAGCCAACCATCAGGAGTTTTATACAACAACGGAACTCGCCGCACCAAGTTGTCTATATCGACTGGAGCAGTAGCAATACCTTGTTCTGTCCATGCAGATTCACTCAATATCGGTATGTTTTGTAGAGTTCCTGCTGCTTCAAAACCACCGACTTCCTCACCTAGTATTACTGTACCAACAGTATCTGGATATTCTCCGTTACTATATTCAAATAAAGGCAGTACAGTTTTAGAAAAACTCATGGAGTAAGCGAACGCTTCATCGCCACCTAACCTGTCTGGGTGCGGAAAGCCAATAGCCCAGCCCACACCAATTGCACCATGTTCCAACAAATCGTGCTGTATTTCTGCAAGTCGGTAACGCGGTAACGGATAACCACCTTCTCGGTCAATATCTTTTTCAGTAATATTTAATACAGAAAAGTAACCTGAGGACGTACCTGGTAAGACTAGGTTATCAAATGTTCGAAGTTTTAATACTTGATACATATCCCATTGAAATATAAGTGGGATGCTTAATAAGCTAAGTATTACTAAAAGCTTTTTCATGAGCCTTGCGTAATCATGATCTGAGAATCGCCCCCACCATTAACTTTAATTTGGTTAACCACTCCATTTTGTATCAGCATAATAGTATATGAGCCACCGCCTTCTATATCTAGACGGGCTTTGTGTTCGACAAAACGCCGAAAGCTAATTACATTTCCTGTGATTAATGTGGTTATCTGGGTGTCCTTGTCTTGACCTAGCTCTGTTCCTGTAATGTTAATCCCTGCGGTTTGTTTCAATCTGTCTTCTTCTTCACCAACTGCCAAAGCATCTAAGATGTTAAGAAGGTCCTCAAGAAAGGTTACGTCTAAGTAGTTAATATCTAACTCAGTAAACTCAGCTTCTTCTTCCAACAAGTCCTCGTTTAAAAAGTCCACATCCAAACCACTAAAGTCTAAATAGGGGTTACTTTCGACCACGTTATACGATTCATCTACCACTTCTACTTCTTTTGGCGGTGTGACGATTAACATGTTGTCAATCAAATCAATGGTCAAATCAAGAATGGCTGGGCTACTTGGGGGTCGTTCAAATGCTGCCGCAGTAGTTGATTGAAACGGTTTGTTTAATGTGACACTGCCAGAACCTGTTGATACTACGATTTCGCCAGAAGATATGCCGTTTATATCGGGCAGTAAAATAACCAAGCTACGCCCTAACTCATCTACCGTTACTGTAAAGTCTGTGCCACGGATAGCAATATTAGCGGTTGGAGTGCGTAGTTTAATATTCTGTTTGTTTATCTTGCCCAAGCCACCTGTAATAAAACGAGCAGTGCCACTGGCAAAGTTTAGTGCCATTTTGGTTTTATCAGGATTTGGATCGTAGATGTATTCGTCAATAACCAGCTTACTGTGTTCGGTTAATTTTACTCGGCTGTCATCCTCAAAGGTTATTGCTAACCTACCAGCAGTGGTTTCTACGTTGTCGTTAGATTGTATGCCTAAATTTAAGTCGGCTTGTAATGACTTGTCTCGGACAACTTGTGCATTACCCTGTAGCTCCGATATAGCTCCAATATCAGCAGCCCACAGCAGTCCCACCGTCATCTTGCTCGACACAAACAGTGCCGTTGCTACCGTTAGAAGTAATCTTAACCCAATCATTATTTAATGTACTCGTTTGAGAAACTGTAAAAGCTCGACTACCGCCAGTGTGATCTAACCAGAAGTAACCACCTGAACTAGCGTTAACCCCTGTGCCAGTGTATGTAATTGTATTATCAGAGCCATCAATATCCATATAGTTAGTTGCTTGGTCAATATTAATAGTGCTGGTAACTGTGTTGTTTGAGCCTTGTATGATCCAATCAAGGTCTAAAGTACCAGCCGCCGCCGTAGTCGCTTGGTTCAACGTCATGGTATTACTAGAGCCTGTCACGTTGATATTGACGTTAGAGTTATCTGCACCGTAAGTATTTGTTGTGTCTGTGACCACATTCATGACGTTAGAGCCGCCAGTAAATTGAAAGAAGCCAGTATAACTATCGGCAGTAATATCACCTTTCCAGAGATTGCTTGCGCCTATTTGATTAATATCGAGTGTGTTCGACGTACCGATAAAATCAAAGTCGGTCAGGTTGCCAGCGACACTTCCAACACCACCAATTAAATTTCCTCCGCCCTGCTGCTCCAAGTCGATATTCGCCGTCGCGCCAGATTGATCCATAAAAATTTCATTATCCGCAAACAATGGATGGGCTAACGTACACAAAACTAATAAAAGTATTCTATTCATCTTTAACGCTCCAGTATCCTGCCGTCAGACCGTCTTGAATTGTTTGGAGAACTGCCGTTTCTATGGCGGCTTGGAGGGCTAAGTTTACAGACTCGTTTTGGACTGAGCCGTTCTCAATTTCAATTAATTCTGTTCCTTGAGCAACAAATTTGAAAACATCCTGACTATATCCTACACTCAGAATACTCTTAGTGACCAGAACTTCGAGCAAAACGCGCCCTGTAAGCACAGAAACGGTACGTAACGACACTGTTATCGTATCTTTTCGATACTTTTTAGACGCTCCAATACCTAAGTAACGCGCACCCATACCCCCAGAAGATTGATTACTTTCGTAACCGACCACGCTTCCTTGCATTAACAAACCTGCAAATAACAGCGGTTTTATCTTTTGTTTCTCGCTGGCTTCTTGCCGTGTAGCTCGAATAATCTGGCGTTCCTTCATCAAGTTGTCTACACCAACGCGCTCAACTACATCAAAAAATCCTTGCTTTTGACCGCCTGCGTGATGCAACGCTCTAATCAAATAAGTTACTGGGCTTTGCGTGACTGCCGTACTGAAGTTTGCAAATTCACCATTACTACGCCGTTGTCCAGTGTCATCTTTAAATGACAGCGCATACACTGCAACGACAGGTCTTTTTTCTGGTGGTTCAACGCGAGCTAGTTCGGTAACCAGTAGCGGTCGGATCTTGGGCAGTTCTTTTTTGGGAACAACGTGATTGCTGACAGTAGTACAGCTAGAAGTAAAAATCACCAATAGGCACACTAATAATAGTCGTGCCACCTGATTGGTCAGTGACGGTGAGCGAAACAGTTTGTCCGTTGGCGCTGTAGTCAACTTTATTGCCCTCAAGCTCAAAGCTACCTGACTCTGATTTTGTTTCTCCAAACATGTTATCTACTAATTGCCTAGACAACTCTGCGTATATTCTACTCTCAAGATTGCGGATAAACCTAGCCAGAGTACTATTATTGACCTCGCGCTCTGCTTCTTCAACTAAAGCAAGCTTCTCTTCTTTAATAGTATTTTCCCGACTGTGTTCTTGGTTTTCGATAGTCAGGTAGTGAGCAGATGTGCCGTTGCCAGAAAAGCTAGGGCTTTTAAATTTGTGCAACATTTCCGCAGACGCAGTGTTTAGCGGAGAAAACAGTAACAAAATAAAGCAAACCAAAACCACACAAAAAACAACAACAACATGCCCTGTTGTACTAGCGGCTATTTTTAGTATTTTTTTTATCTTGGATCTCACGTATTTCAATCACCGTATCAAGTTTTTGCTGTAACCGTATAATGTCGTTATCCAACATGCGTATGCGGTCTATCAAGCCTACTAAAGTAGTCATAGTTTCGCCAAGCTTGGATTTTATTTTGGTAGTAATAAACTGCCAAATAAAATAAATCATATAAAGCAAGCCAACTGTTGCAACAATCGGAAAGCCGTATTCGTTAATTGCTTGGGAAATATCCACTAATCTCGCCTTGCGTCTTCTTTGCCGTCTGCTCTTGATATTCGTTTTAAATCTGGTCGTATGCCTAACACACTGCATAAAGTACAGTCCATACGTACCATGTCATGATTCATAGTTTTTACTCTGTTGTCTAACCCCTGCACAATAACATGAATACTTTGCACCTGACCTACGACCGATTCTAGTATGTATTTGATGGTAAGAAATATAAAGAAACCACCAATCAGCGACATCGCTATTGGGAAACCTACCTCAGCAACCAAAACAAATGTCTTGCTCATTGAAAATTATTTCACATTAGATTTTATTTTTTTAACTATTTTCTTTTTTTTTACAGGCTCGACTTTTGCCATTGGCTTTTCTGGCAAAATCTCCTCTTTCTTTCGATAAACACGAACAAGTTTATACAAGCCATAAATTACTGCTGCGCTGAATAAAATTTGTATTAGATCCATTTTTTTAACTCCTATGCTGCTTTTAAAAATCCTTTCAAACACGCTTCGCCCTGACTTTTTAAGGTATAAAAACGCGTCTGGCTTAGCTTAAAATCTTCAATTGTTTTGTCCTTGCCGTTTATGTGAAAACTACGAACCACCGTTACAGCCAAGCCGCAGTCGCTTTGAATTAAATTGTTCATGGCTAAATTAATTTTGTTAAGGCTAGCTGGTGGAATGACGCCTTTCGGTAAACTGCCGCAAAACTCGGTATCACCTGGCGAATGTAAAATGCGCCAAATTGCAGTCGAGGATGGATAACTGCCAGTTTCAGCGTTAGAAAACCATCTTGCCCAATCTTCTAATAGCGGTGTCAGCCAATCATTCTTCAACACACACCTCCGTCCAGTCTGTTTCGCTTATTAGTATTCCGTCCCTAGTCTGTTCAGCATCAAATGTTCTAAATTCCAGCACAACACGCCGACCATCGATTAGCTGTAATAAATCAGTTTCGTCGGTATCAACTACACGCAAGCGCAAATCAATCATAATTAACAAACTCCAAATACCCGGTCACGCCGTCATCGCGTAACTTTCTAAGACGTCGGTATTCTTCGCGGTAATGCTCCGACATTTCTTTTTTATCTGCTTTGGAATATTTAATTCGAGAGTCGTTCACGCGTTCTCTTAACAGCTCCATATGTCCCTCTCCCAGATAATTATTTAACCAAGCAATAAAGTGAGGTGGATTTTCAGTAAAATAACGATGTTGATAATGCGTGAGAGCTAAGGCGTTCATGCCGTTCCAACGAACCGTTTTATTTCTCCGGCCATAAATATGGCAACATTCAAGACCTTGGCACTTGCCCTTAATTTGTCCTTCGTCAAAAACTAATTGCGTCGCTTCGCACGTCCAGTTAGAGCGTTCTCTTATACACAAAGAAAACCAGTTGTCTAATGCGTCGCGTTTGATCATGACCTGCGCTGGTTGGCATTGATGGAACGCCAAACGTCTATATTTAAAATCTGACTTTCACGCTTTAAATACAGATATGTTTTTTCGTATTCAGCATGGCCTAATTTTTTTATAGCCTGCTGGTACTCATCGCTCAGTATTGCTTGTTTTTCACGCTCGGCTACTGTGCCTGTATCTGGCATGGCCGACGCCTTAGCTATTTTCAAACCTTCTTTAGCGACGGTATATGCGGCTTGCGCCGCCGCGTAAGAAGTATCTGACTCACTAATAAAGTGCAAAGCATCACTCACCATGTCCTCGTCTGGTAATGGCACAGTTCACGTAACTCTTAGCTTCTGGCAAACGCCAAAAGTTTTTGTGAATAACTTTGTTTTCATAGACCAAATAACTCCATTTATCAGTAATTTTTCCAGCAACAATACGAAAGCCGCCCTTTTCCAGAACATACTTATCAACCTTTCTCCAGCGTTTGGATGATGTTTTTAATGTGCTTGAGGCCATTGGTTTTTTGTTCCGGCGTTCTTTTTTCTGTTAAAGCCACGACGTTGCTGTGATATTTAGGTGTTACTTTCTTACAAGCCCTTATAAATTCGGGGAGGGAGGGGGGAAATTTGTGGTTGTTGTCAATCAATTCGTCGATGCCGATTGTTATTTTCTCCACCCCCAATTGATATAATTTTTTTCTCCAAATCTGTGTAGGCTCGTTGCCAAATTGTTTAGTCCAGGCTTTGCCGTATATTTCTTCCATCGCGGCTCAAAATCTATTGGCTATTTGTTCATCTGTTACCATCTCGTTCCTCATAGTTCACGCCCGTCCTCGTCCGAAAATCCTTTATCATCGCGTTTTATCTCCGTCTGCTTTCGGCTGACATTGGAGGGATCGGGCCTAGCTTTCGCTATCTGGCTTGCAACCAGCCAATCCGGAGAAACTTTCTTGCTATACCGCTCGTTCCTTCGCGGCTCTGGGATAAGCGGCCCAGTCCTGCCAAATTTTTTAAACAGCAATCCAGACAGACGAACCCTCTCGCCGCCGACCTGTATTGCGTATGCAATAAGTTTTTGCTAGCTCGTTTCGTCGCGCACAAACAGTTGAAACCAACATTCCCGTCGCCGCCGCGATTTCATTGTTAGTTGCTCCATGTCGCTCACATTTTTTTATGTAATCGAAAACGCGCTTGCGTAAATTTTTACTCTTAGGCTGAATAGCTTTAGCTGCCGCCCTACTAGTATCGCTAGAGCGTTGAAATGGCGCTGGCGCGTCAAATAATCCGATCTGTTGCAGGTTCTCCATAACCTTTCTCCTTTTGAATACAAATAAAAGTTGCATTGATCAAACTAAAAATACCAATAAAATGTTAAGTGTGCAACTTTTAATATCAGGTATTGATTTTTTATTTGGTTTCGCGTAGATATAAGGGGGTAGTGAAAACCGGCTGAGGGGTCAGCCAACAAAGGGAAAATTATTCATGGGTAAACTCAACATAGCCATGTTGCGTCAATTGATCATTCAAAAATTTGGTACAGCCAAACAATTTTGTGAGATTTATGGGATCACAGAAAATGGATTGCAAGGCTGGTATAAAACCGCCGAGCTTGCTGATAGTAAAATCGACCGAGTAGCTGAAATGCTAGGCGTTGATTCATCTGTCATCAATCAAAGCAGTGGGACTATCGATGCAGATCAGTTTATGGCGACATTAAAAGAAATTAGAAAAGTAGCAGAGCGAACTGGAGCAGATCCATTATCAGATGACATGATCCAATGGGCAATTTTTTGTATGGCTCCTGGAGAGACTGTCGCTGCTAATGAAAAAATTATTGAAAAAGCACTGCGGTTAAAAGGTGCGTAGAATAAGGAAAAATAGAAATGAGTGTAGAACAAGATTTAAGCGATTTAATTGCGCAAATGTGGGAGCAATCAGCACAACCTCTTAAGTCAGAAAACAGTTTTTTTTCAAAGATAGCTGTTAATTTATTACAAGAAAGCCCGATGGGCCATTCATTAATTTCGCGTGATGGTACTATTATTTGGGTCAATGATACATATGCGAAGACGTTAGGTTATACATGTGACGAATTGATGTTTAAGAAAAACGTGTTAGATATTACCCACGATATTCCTGATAGTGATTTTTTGAAAAATCTCGAGGCGTCTTTTCGTTTTGGAAAAATAAGACGCGGCCAAGGTAGGTACAACTGTTTTAGAAAACAATGGAAACACAAGACCGGCCGATCGTGACTGGGAAAC